CAATTAGGGATAGAGATAAACGGCGTTGTGCCGCTAGCCTGCCCCGTAATCGGCAAATTTACAGATAACCCGGTCGAGAGTTGAAAGGATAGAGCGGCTGAAACGGTCCCTGAATCATTGAAGGGTGAAACCGCCAAAAGGTATTCGTATAGACCGAGGGCACGCATAGCTAACGGCGTCGGGGGCCCCGTAAAGGACAGGCCGTCAAATTCCGTTTCAGCTATAGTAGCTAGAGTTTGCGCAGACCTAAACGCGTTCCAGAGTAAAACAGGTATGTCGGATAGATTGCTTTGTTCACTTAGTTTGATCTCCGCCGGGATGACGTACAAGTAATCATAAAAATCGTCCTCAAAACCACGAGCCGTCAAACCAGATACAGAAATCGCGTTCTCTAAAATTGGTAATTCGTTATCGAACGACCCCGACCCAACTAGGTCAAACGCTAGTAGCGACTGCGGCTCCTGTATAGAACGACGCGCCCGGTAGCCGTGCGACTCGTACAACTCACCTGACGAGAGCGGGCTGGGTGAAATTACACCATCGGTCATGCAGCGTTCTCCGCGTAAGCCATGCCCCACTTGTAGCTGGCTTCAGAGTCTAGCCAACCGTACCCGTCTGCACCCGTCGCGCCGCCCGCCCCCGTGGCGGAGCCCGTACGGCGCATTTCGGGGTAGACCCGGTAAAACACGCCGCCGATGTCGATACGCGCGCCGGGCGCTATGTTGCCCACGTTCACCATGCGCGCGCCGGGCACGTAGCCTAGCGGAGTGTATCGCGTTGGCCCAGTCTCGGTAAGATATACGTTGACTGCGCCTAAAAGGGTAGCCGCTGCGAAGTGTTGCGATGAAAACGACTGGTAGACTGACCCGACGCGATCCCGATTACCCCCCATTACATGTTCGTCGAGAGGTGTTTCATCCCGCGCGTTTCTAATTGGGTCTTGGTAAAACGGCAGATAGTCTGCGCCGACTCGCGAATCTGGTACGTGGACAAAACCAGATTCGGCTGCGAGGTTCAAATCTTGATAGCCGTTGAACATGTACCGGTTGCTAGTCGCCGAGAACGTAAAACGCGAATCATCTTGGCGGGTAAAGTGGTTATTGCTACTAACGATTTCCCCGCCATCATACGTGCCGTACTTCACGAGTGAGCCAATATAGAAATGTCGATAGTTTCCCGATGAAAATTCTATGACCCCCGCTATATACGGCGCGCTGTTTTCCGTCCCGCCGAAAAGAAAAAGATTGGTCGGCGTGGCAACTGACGGCGTGTCTTCCACGCCAAGTAAGCGAGGCGAAAGGCTTACACTGCTGAAACCCGGCGGCGTGCTATTCAAAGGGTCCGCAACTAGGCGCAAAGCAGCCGTGGCGAACGTGCTAACTTCGGACTGCACGCCAACTTGGAAAGCCTCTGCGCCCGGTACGGTTAGCACTCGATTAGAGCCCGCCAAAGCTACGGTCCAACCGCGCGCTACGGCAAACGTCCCGACCAAGGCGGGGATTTGCGAGATCGCAGTAATTGCAATTTGAGAAAAGGCCATGTGGTTACTCCAGACGTAAAGCGTAATAGTCAGAACCGCTTGTGCGAAAAGCGTTTTGGATACATACGTGGTCGTCGTCGCCGATGGTCACAAGGTTTTCGGACGAGTTGCCGATTCCCTGCACTGCCGACACACCGTCCAGAGTACCGTAAACTTGCTCGGCAGGCGTGCGCGCATGTAAAATAACAGGTGTTAAAACGAAGTCGCCGCCGAAAGATTCTTTTTGGAATTGTAGCACCCGAAACGGGCGAAAGTTTGAAGTCGCGGTCTGCGCGTTACCTTCGATCCCTTGGTCGCCGTAAGGCCAAGTCACTGCGTGCCCTGTCGGAAAATCAGTATTGCTGGCACTTTGCGAAATCACTTCTATCCACGCGCCTGCGGGCGTCAATAGCCGAGCCTGCGATGCGGTTGTCGGGTTCAGCGTTTGATAGCGCGCGTGTAAATAGTCGGCGTGCCCTGCCGAAGTAGAGCGCCAATCGGGAATTGTGTCTGGGTCGCCCGAAGCCATGCCGCCAATAAAAAGGGGGTACGGGTACGATGTCGGTAACGCAAACGGCGTCAGGAGCCCGGCGTACGCGCTTTGGTACACCGTGCTGACCTTGTTAGCCCATGCCATGCGCCGCCCGTTGGCGACGATCCAGTACGGCATAGCGGTGTTATCGAGAAACACTTTTGAGTAGTCTGATACGTTGACGTGTTCGTTCATTCGCGTGGCCGACGCAATCACCGCCGTCATGCCGTAAACACGAATATGGTATCGGCTATTGGCGGTATCAGCTATAAGTTCAAGTCCCACATACACTTGGTCTTGGTCGGCTAATCCGGGGCCGACTAGGACGCGGCTAAGACCTGTGTTTGCAGACCATACCGAAGTCCACTCTTCCCCCGCAGAGACCAAATCCGAATCGGTTGTAAGAAAAGTTATTAGCGTAGACCAAAATCCGTTGTGGTCAGTCGCGGTGCCCGTAATAAAAGCCATGTGTGTATCCCTATGAGTCGAGCGCCGCTTGGAACTCTTTACTGTTAGCCCGTACTACATTCAAAAGAACTTTTTGACCAGCCCGACTTGAAACGGCCATTTCCAAAGTCTCCGCTGGGTCGAACGCGTTTACGATTTTTAAGTCCATGCCCGCGCCGCCCGCGCCCGAGATACCCGCTACGGTTTTGGACAAGTTCTTAGAGTGGAACGGATTGTCGTCGGTCAGCACGTCTTCAGACTTCTCTATAATTGCGGGCATTTCGCCATTACCTAGCTTACCCGAGTGGAACTTCGGCGCGCCAAAAAAAGTGTCCGCTGATACTGAACGTGACCGATTGGAACCTTGGCCACCTTTGCGCCCCGAGTGGTTTACCGCTGCTGGGGTCTGCGCGCCGCCAAGGAACGATAAAATTGGAGCACCCCCGCCGCCGCCCGTGGGTATCCCTAGCGCCGTGAAAACAGCCTGCATAATAAGCGCCTGTACTATAGCCTGCCCAATTTGGATAAGCGTTTGAGATACGAAGTTCGCGATAGCATCGCCGAGCGCTTTGAAACCGTTTTCGCCGTTAGCAATAGCTTCCGCAAACCCGTTGAAAGCGCTTGCAAGATTAGTGCCAATCGTGCGCCCGAGGTCTTCCATGGTTACGTCGGTGCCAGCGGCGCGCTGCTGAAACTCCACCATACTAGCGCCGATTGACGCCAATTGGGCCCGTGCGTTCTCCGCCGTAGCGTCGTCGCTTGAACCCGCTAATGCGGTCCAGAAACCAATAGCGCTCTGTCTCGCACCCTTTAGGCTCGCGTCGATCTCGGCGATTTGATTACGGCTCGCCTCTAGCCCTGCTGAATCGCCTTGCTGGGTCTGGACCTTCAGTTGTTCGATTAGGTCACGGCGGGTCTGTAGCAAAGTGTTGACGCGGGCCGTGGCCTGTTCGGCCTGTGCGCGCTGATCGGAAAGCTGGCGTTCGGCCTCGCCTAGATCGTAGGCGGCGTTGGTCGCTGACACATACAACGCGTTAAGTCGGTCGAACTCGGCCATTTGTTCTGGCGTAAACAGAGTCAGGTCGGTGCCCTTTCGAATATCTTCTAAGAAATCTGTTTGCTCTTGACGAAATTGCACTAGTCGGGCTTCCGGTGTAGCGTCACCCGCCTGCAAGGACGACAATTCACGCTGCGCGGAAACCACCGCGTCGCTTAGTTCGCCCAAAGACTTTTTAGCCTCGGCGACGTTCTCGGCCTGTACGAAAGACGCGCCGAGCGCGACGTAGGATTCCTTTAGCGCGTCTACTTGCGTCGCCTGCGCCGGGGACAGTTTGAGTCCGTCAAACAAGTCGTCGATAAAGGCTTCGCGTTCACGAACCGCCGCGCCAAGATCGTCCCCCTGCGCGCGTAGGGTATCCGTGACCACTTTAAGTTCATCGCTTGCAACAGATTCTTGTAAACGCTCGATGGCCGCCTTTACGGGGTCGGCTGCTGCGCGGGAAGTACGGGCTGGGGTATTGATAGTCGCAATTCTTTTGCCGACGACATCTGCCAGTTTTTCCAACTCGGCGATTTTGGCAGCTATAGATTCGTCGGCACCGAATAGCCCGCCCAGAAGTTGGGTAGCGGTCAAAGCTAATTGCAGTTTTTGAATTTCGGCAGTGATTTCGGCGACCGTCGTAGGTAAGCCGTCCGCTTCTAAAACTTCCTTTAGGTTTTTTAACTCTTCCAGCCGTTTTATTTCATTTGATAGTGCTGGAACACCTTTGCTGATCTCCGTAATTACGGCAGAAAAACCTTGGGCTTCTCGGCGGCCAACTACGAAACCTTCGCCTAGTTGCGAAGACGCCGTGCCGAGTTGTAAAACGGCAAGGGCTTGTTCGCGCTGGGCGTCCGTCGCCGCGTTTGAAGACAAAGTCACGAGGGCTTGGGCCTTACGGACTTGATCCAGTGTGCCCACATAGTCCAAAGTCTTAGCGACAGTGGCTTCTAGTTTAGCCAACTCACGGTCGTTAAACGCGTTCGTCTCGCCAACCGCTTGCATCTTGTTCGTGAAGTCTTGAAGGCTGATTTCTCCGCGAGCAAATGCCTTCATAATTTTTTCGAGTTCGTCTTGGATAGGTTGGGAGAAACCTGCGCCGACGGCAGAAAGCGAGGCCATAAACCCGTCGGTGATATTGCCTTTTTCCTGTAAAAGTAAATCTAGGTCGCGCTCGGTCTGGTTCAATTCTTTGCGTAAATCGCGCAGATTGCGAGTCGCTTCGACCGCGTTAAGGTTCCCTAACGCTTCCGAGTAATCGTCTATAGATCGCGCGCCTTTGTCGTATACGTCTTTCAGCGTGTCGATGGTCTTGCGTTGGTTAGTCAGCGCGGCTTCTACGGCGTTCGCACGCGTAGCTAGGGCCGTGAACACCGTTACCAGTGCTACGAAAACTAAGCCGATGCCTGTGGACGCTAAAAGACCTTTGAACGCAACGCCTAGCAACTTTATGCGAGGTATCAGGCCGACGGCTGCGCTGCCGGTCGTTTTCATAGCGCCGGTTGTCAGTACAAGCGTTTTGTTGAACGTACCCATTGTCGGCGTCGCTTGCCCCCGGATCGCCCGTGTGAAGTTCATAAACCCCGCCACGGCGGCCACGACTACGGGTGAGAGTTTAAGCGCGAACAGAGTGACCAACACGGTCAGAGTCGTGCTAAAGTTTTCAACCGCGACCGCTACAATCTTAATGATTCCGGCGACCGCCGTAGACAGGTCGTCGAGAAAAGCTAGGAAGTCGGCGCTACCTAGAAGGTCGGTTGCCGTCGCTGACAATTCGGCAAGCGCGTCGAGAAACCCGCCTTCGGCAAAAGCCAGTTGCGCGGTGAAGACTGCGTTTTGGAAGCGTCCGAATTGGGTCGTCGCCGTTTCCAGCGCCGAGCCTAGCTGGCCGCCAAAGCGGTTGTTCAATTCGCCAGCGAAGTTGACGAGGGCTTGGGACGTAACTTCGCCCTGTTCCATCATCTTAATAAGTTCTTCCGTGCCGACGCCTAGGCCGTCAGCCATAATCTGGATCGCGCCCGGCAGCCTGTCGCCAAGCTGTTGGCGCAATTCTTCCATTTGCACAGCGCCCTTAGAACTGATCTGCGCCAAGGCGTTCAGCGTGCCGTTCAACTGGTCGCCAGACAGTTTATTGACGCGCGCCGCTTCGGCTACCGCCAAAAAGATGCCCCGCGTCTCGTCTTCAATCGCGGTGTTTTTCGTTGCCGCTGCAAAGCGCGTGTACTGGTCCGCCAACGTGCCGAACTCGATACCGAGCCGGTCAGCGTTTCGGCGCATAAAGTCTAGTTCTTCGGCTACCGCGTTTTGGTCGCCGTCAAACACCGCGTTCAAACGGCTCTGCGCGCCTTCGAGCGCCATGTACGCGTTGACGACTTCTCCGACCTGTTGGAACGCCGCAAAGAAACCTACATACGTGGTCGCCAGCGACAGGACTTCGCCGCGTAAACGCTGTGTGATAGATAGCGCGCGGCGGCCCTCGCCGTAGAACTGGCGTAGCGCTTCGCGCATAGAGTTTGCACCGCCTGCGCCTGAACGGAAAGCGCCTGCCGATCCGCGCGTTGCGGTGTTTAACTTCTGTTGACGGGCTTCAGCCTCGCGGGCCTCGGTAGCCAACTTGTCTAGCGAAGCGCGGTAGCGGTCTGTACCGGCCCGTGTCTCCGCGACGGCCTGTTGCCCAGCCCGCTGTGCCTGCGTAAACTTTATCTGGCGCGCTTCTAGCTGGCCAAGGTCGCCTGCGGCTTCCCGGGACACGTTGCGCAGTTGCCCGAGAGTCGTTTGCTGTTGCAAAAACTCGGCCTTGAGCCCCGCCGATTCACCGCGCAACGCTTTGAACGTAGCCTCTAAACGGGCGGCCTCGGCACGGGCCTGTTTGGTCTCGGACGCACTTTCGCCAAGTTCGGCGGCGTATTCGTTTGCCGCTTTTTCGGCAGCCTTAAATTCGGTAGCGGCCACGGCCACGCCCGGTTGGCTTTCGCGAAACTGAGAGGCGGCCTGCTGCACAATGCGGGCTTGTGCGCCTACGGCCAAACGAAGTTCTCTTGTAGCCGCTGCGCCAAGATCGCGGAGAGCGTCTTCCGACTTACCAGCAGCTTTTGCGAGTAGTAACATTTCCGCTTGCGCGTCGCCCAGCGAGGCTGTTTGTTTCTCGACCGCTTGCCCAGCGGCGATACTCGCGTCGGCCATTTTAATAGACTCACGCTCAACGGATCGGGCCGCTTGGCGTTGCGTAGTCAATTTGTCTTTCAGACCTTGGACCGCCGATTCCTGTTCTTGGATAGCGTCCGTGACTTGCTTTAGTTTTTGTACGTCGGCAGGGTCGGCGACGCCGCCAGTGGTCGTGGCGCGGGCGACGGGGCGGTTGGCCGCTGTGCGTTCTTTTTTAAGTTCACGCAATACCGCGCGCTCGCGATCCAGTGTGGCTGTCAACCTCTGCACCGCTTGGCGCTCTTTGTCTACGCTGCGCGCGGCTTTATCAGCCTCTAGCGCATATCGAGTTTGGGATTCACGCGACTCAGTGATAGATTTGTCTAAGCGCTCTACGCCCCGGCGCGCTTTGGCGAACTCGGCTTCGATCCGGGTGCCGATGCTATCTGAACGGATTTGTTTTTGCAACTGCGCGAGCGCTGCGCCAAACTCGGAAAGACCTGTTGAGGTTTTTTCCGCGCCGGACGCAGCGCTTTTCTGGGTGCTGTTAAGGGCTTTTAGCGCATCGTTGACCGCGTCTACCGCCTTAGACGCTTGGTCTTTAGCCTTGACTACTAAATTTACATCGCGGTTCGACATGGCGCTTTACTCCGATAACATCTTTAAGTCCTTGGCGAATCCCTTAAAGGCTTTCTGACTTAATACAGCCCCTACGGCTTTATGCAATAGGGACATTTCGCTGCCGCGATCTTGATTTGTGCGGCGGCGAACGATAGCGGCCTCTTCCGACAAAGCCCAAAGGGGGTACGTGCCGACATCTGCGTGCCCATTAGACTGTAGCAAACTGGCGTCTTCCTTGTGGCTAACGTACCATTCGGCTAAGTCGTTTGGCCGTTGTCCGGCGGAGCCTTTATCTCGGCCATCGCCCCCGCTACGCCTTTTAGCATTTCGGTTGCGACGGCTATAAACTTTCCCACCGCCCCCTCGCCTACGAACGTAAGACGGCTGATCTGCATAAGAGATTCTGCCTGCACTGGCAGCGGTAAACGTAAAGCGACTTCGGGCTCCACTGCGCTATCCGCGCAAAGCGAAATTACCGTCGCGCACAACTTAGGCATATCCGCCAATAGGGTGGCTATAGCCCCCGCCAATTTCTTATCGGACACGTCCATGCTATCGTCCGAAAAACGTGCGTACAACATGGCCATGGCCTCGCCGTGTTCCTGCATAACTTTGGACACGTCAGGCAGCGACGCGCCCCGGACTTCGAAAGACTGTTCTTTGTTCTTACCCGACGCGGGAATCTTAACTGACTCGGTCGGGATATTAAAGGTGATTTTTTTAGACATGTCGGGCTCTTTGATAGTTTAAGGTTGTAAGGGTAAAAAAGCCGGGAAACCGTGTGGCTCCCCGGTTTTTACTAAACTCTGGCTACCGCGCTGCTAGACTACCAGCGGTGCGCCATCCACGTAGATCGCTTCGTAATTGGCGAACTTCAGGATTTCCAGAGAAAACGGCAACATTTGCCAATCGTCGGATTTCAAATTGAAATCGCCGTTCGCACGAATCTTGACACGCGGCATCTTATAGATTTTGTTTGCGCCGACAGAGTTGGCTTCAACATACATAAGCCCGCCCTCGACTGGTTTATTACCAGAGATTACGCGGTCGCGTGTCTGCGCCGAAACATTATAGGTTACGACGAGGTCGTCGCCCGTAGAAATTTCAGTGCTAGTCGAAAGAATTTCGATAAGACCTGCTTGCGCGTTGATTTTGTAATCGACACCCGCCACATACGTCGTGTTTGCGCCAACATCGGTCACGCTTGTCACTGCAACGCCGCGCAGACCAGTGATGTTGGTCAGCGACTTACCGAGTTGATAGAAGCGCCCCAAGGTTACGCCCGTAAACGTCTCGGTGTTCCCAGTCGAAGCTGTCTGGGTAAGTGTGCTGGCCGAACCGAGAAAGAAACGACCGAGGTTCGTGCGATCCACATTATCGGTTGTCAGAGAGCCCGTGCGATTGACTTGCAGTGTAATCGACTCGTCTTTTTCTTTGATACCGTTATCAGAATCATAATGGTCCAGTGTGTCCTCTTCGAAGTTCAGCGAGAACTCCGGCGAATTACCAATGTAAATAAACTCGTTTGCATCGCGAAGAGTTCCGCCAACTGGGCAAGGGGCTAGAAGCAGTTGGCCTCGGCCCAGTACGAGGCTAGTTGAATTTTGTGTTTCGGCCATGGTGGAATCTCCTGTATGATGGCTGTCGTAGTTCTTTATCCTGCCGCGAGACCTATTGTCAACGGCACCCAAAACAAAGCAGTGGATGATCTTTCGTCATCAGGGCGTACCACGCCTCGATCCACTTGTATATCGGTTATCTCTCTAATACCTAAAATGGGCGCAGAGTTCATAAGGTCGTTAAATTTTTGACGTTCGGAAGTCAGACATTGTATGATGTCGTTTTTAAGGTAGTACGCTTGCCGAGTCATAAACTTAGCCGTGCGATTTGGCTCCGTTACCCAGCCCTGTATAAACATTTCCCACGGTCCGCTAACCCCTGCGGCCCCGCGCGGAACGGCGCGTTGTTCGGCAGGTAGCGGGACTTCTAGTATCGACACGATGGGCAAAGGGTCTTGCTCGTCGAACAGGGTTCGTCCAATGTGGACGTGCCCTTTAAGTGTGTAAGAATAGCAATCGCCCTTGGTAATGGATTCGAGTTTAACCTGTAGGGCCTCTAAGACTCGAACTTGCATAGGTGTTTCTGGCATATCTATAAATCCAACAAACGTAAAAATTCAGTCTCTAAAAAATCCGCCGTGGGTTCTGCTTCGTCAGCGGCTACCGTCCGGAAGACTTGGTCTACCGATGGGCCATACAGCAAATACAGTCCCGATGCAATCCGCTTAAATCGGCGCTTGTTTTGGAGTCGTTCGCCGGGGCCGAGCCTGATAGCGAGACCGAGATTGGATTTAGTGTCCACGTTACCAGACCGCAAAGGCATTAGGAAGGCTCTCGGTAAAACCGTCGTCTTGCCGGGACTCACTTCTAACCGTACGGGCTGTCCGCGCTTTGGGTTGCCTTTAACAAAACGGGCCAATGACGTGGGGCGTTGCCGGGCCGTGACGGCACCTTCCAAACTGGTCGGCGCGGCGTTTTGAGACACCGTGAGACGGCCAGTAGACGGGTTTAGATAGTTTCCCGGGAAATTCACCTGCGCGCGTATCTCGCGATCAGAGCGTGTTCTAGCACGGCGTAACGCGCCGTTGATTGCCCGGCTGGCCGCGCTTCTGATATTAGGCTCGGCGTCCGAAAGGTCTTCGATCTGAATATCCAGCCCTTCGATGGCTACAACGTAGTTATCGGACATGTCACAGGGTCGTCTGGTGGGGGCGCGTAGCCGTATATCTCTGATTTGGGTATGCGGGTAAGGCTAACATTTTGGGTCACGCCGTGCGTAGGATCAACCGCGTCTATCTCAAATGCAGCGGGGCCTGTAACGGGGTCATCTTGGATACGGATAACCGACCCGCGACGAATTACTTCGTCAAAAGTCTCAAAACCTGATTCGACAAAACTTTCGTTTGTCAAAAAAGAAAACTCTTCTAAAAGAAAAATAGCGATAGGGGTGTTTTCATGGCGCTCTGCGAAGTCGTAACTCGTACCCTTCACGTCGCCGATAAGTCTGTTTTCGTCATGTACGCGAACCGTGCAACCAACCGGTGTTGGGCACCCTTTGACGTACACGTAGGCGGGCTCTGCCAATGTTGCATGGAGAGCCCGCCGTGGTGCGTTTCGTATTTCGCGTGGGTGGGTCAATTGCCTATCCCGCGAGGTTGTCTACGTCATTGCCAGACGTGTCGTCAGACGTGTCGTCAGACGCCTTTTTCGGGGCAGCCTTTTTCGGGGCAGCCTTTTTCGTCGGAGTCGATGGTTCGTCAGCGTCGATATTCTTAGGCTCTGCGGTCTCGCGAGAGTACAGTTTCGCAGCCGCCATACCCAGTAGTTCGTCGCGCTCGGTTTCGTCGCGTGCTTCGAAACGCGTACCGGGCATAACATCTTGGAACGCGCCCTTCGTTTTCGGGTGAGGTCGAACGAGCGTGTTGATCGCAACCATTTGAATTTTGGTATCTTTAGCCATGTGAAGGCCCTTTTCTGTTGGTTTGTACTATCCGGGGTCAATAGTAGGTAGTTAGACGAGAGGCCCAATCTGCGGGAGACTGGGCCTCTCTACCTTATGCGATCACGCGAGCCCGGAGCGTGGCATTAGGATTCACAGGGAAGACCATCGGTGCCGCTTCGTTCTGAAGGAAGTGGGCCGAGCCGTCAGTGTTCGCGAACATGCTCGGGAAACGGTCAAGCGAACCAAGGTTTGCTTTGAAGTTTTCGATAGTGCCGTACGCAAGCTGCCCATTCATGGCAGGCGCGTTGATGCCGATGACATCGCGCGGGTCCATAATTTCGATCAGGTTGCCGTCTTCGTCTTCGACGTACTCGTTATACATCCAAACATCGTCGCCGTTGTTCAGCTTGCCGATATATTCGATGTCGAGACCTTCGAGTGCGCCAGTGTTGATAACTGTCTGGCTTGCACGCACGTAGTTCGTGTCGAGTTCCTTGCGGACCTCTTCATTCTTACGAAACGCTTCGGCAGCCTCGCGGCCCATAACCCAGAGAGTAGCCGCTGCGCCGTGACGCTGCGAAGACTCGTTGCCTTTCGGACGACGGGCTAGACGCTTCCAAGCGGTGAAGCTGTCGAGCGGATTAACCCCGGCTTCGTTCCAGCGCGCGCCAGCTAGGAGCGTGATGGTGTGCGACGGATCGCGACCGAAATCGACGACATCTACCGTGTTGGTTTCGTCATCGCGAACTTCCACAACGCCGTTGGCAATCGCTTCGAAACACATGATTTCGATACGGTTGTCGATAGCGACCGTGTGCTGACGTGTAATTTCCGCGACGCGGTAATCGTAACGCTGTTGCGGCGTAAGCGGGGCACGTTGCCCGGCAGCGCCGAGTTCACCTGCGCCGATTTCACGTTTGCCTGTGAAGTCTGACGGGCTAACCGAATCCTTCAGCTTGATATACGCAGTCGTGACGCGGCTAACCGCTTCACGCTTGCTGTAAATAGGACGGCCTTCCGACTTCGGCGACACGAACGGTGCGACCTTGCGGAGTGTGTTTGTCTTACTAAACTCAATGCTGCGGTCGTCGGAATAGATCGGCGTCTGGTTGAACCCGAGGGTCTTCCAGAACATGGGCAGTGCAGCATCCTCGCTAAACGTGCCGAGAAGCTGGACTGGTGTATAGATTGGAAAGTTTTCCATGGTCTTTATCCTTTCAGGATAGTTTGTCCGACTTAGGCTTGGTCTGCCGCTGCGTACGTGTTAGAATTGATTGCGAGAGTGGCAGACGCCGCTACCGTCGCCTTGGCGAGTGCGAGCGTAGTCAAGGACGTGTCCACGTTGATACCTTCCAATAGGAAGTTACCCGACTTGTAATACGTCGCGTAAATCGTCGTACTGTCGGCTGCCGCTTTGGCGACGCGTGCGGCGGTAATCTCGACCGACGTAACGCCAACCGCTGTTTCAGTAGCTTCGGCAAGTGTGCCGTCGGCTTTAATCAAACTGTATTGAGGCAACGCGGCAGTAACCGCGACTCGTTCTTGGTTCCCGAGAGGTGGAACGTGTGAGAACAGAAGCGTTGCATCGGCTACGGCTTCGGCTGTTTTGAAACCGGCGATACCGGTATTTATGAAAGTGTTTGTCATGTCTGTACTCCTGATACCTTGGATCGCTAGTAACCTGTGTTACGTCGCAGCGCAAGACCTATAAAGGGATTTACTTGGAAGCGTTTGCGCGGCGGCGGGGTGCGGTAGCTTTCATAGCGTCGCCGAGTCGAGTTTGGACAACTTGGTCGTCTGTCAAGACTTCGTCACCAGTCGCTTTAATATCGGGGTTGCCGGTTTCCATGGCTTTATCGAAAGCCGTGGCCGTTGCGTCCGCTTTAGCTTTAGCGGCATCGTCGGCGACGGCAGTAGCCGCAACAGGCGCGGGGGCCGCTGCCAGCGTGGCGATAATCACGTCGGCGGCCATGTCCGTGTTAGCCAATAGGTGGTTCGCCAAAGCCTCACGACCCGCAAACTCTGCGCTGGCGTGAACGGCGGCAAAGCGCTCGCGTTCGGCGGTCTTAGCTGCCGAAGCGGCAGTCGCGGCAGCGGCGTCAACCGCAGCCTGATCGTGGGTCATTGTTTTTGTCTCGTCGGCCATGGTGGAATCTCCGTTATTGGCTACAGTCTCTTCGTCGGAATTTTCGTCACCATCCGTACCTTGGCGTGCTAATTTGTCAGACCCTAAGTGCCCAACGCGATCAGCGAATTTAAGTTCGATAGACTCTTCTGCCGAGAACGTCAACGCCTCGGTTGATTCTACCGCAGATTGCTCCATATCGCGATTACGTCCAACGGTCTCCGTAAAGACGGCGTACGTTCGGTCAATACGTTTCTGAATACGTTTTTTGGTTTCGTCCGATAAACTTTCGTACATGTTGCCATCGACTTTATGCTTACCCGCATAAATGAATGTCACTTTGATACCTTGTTTGTCGGCCATGGCCGAGAGGTCAAAATGTGTCGTCACGACGCCCACCGAACCTGTCCCACCCATGCGGGCTACGACAACTTCGTCAGCCGCAGACGCCAACGCATAAGCCGCAGAATACGCGCCGCCTTCAACATACGCGGTAATTTTTTTGTCGCCGCGCATTTCGTAAATGGCGTCAACCAGTTCAAAGCACCCGCCAACTAGGCCGCCGCCCGAATCAACGATAAGCGCGATCTCTTCTACCGCCTCGTCGCCCATGCCCCGTTTCATAGCCTCATGGATATACTCGTAACCTGTGGCGTACGACATATACTGATACGGAAATTTATTAAGTAGTGTGCCCTGAACGGGGATACGCAAGACGCCGTCTTGCACGTCGTACGGGCGAAGCCACGCCATGCGCGGGTCGCCCCAGAAACCCAAGGTGCCTTCGCTCGCGGTCGGCGATTGCATAGAGAGGCTTTTCGCCACCTCTTTGACTTCGTTAAACGCCTGTACCTGAACAATCTCGGCCTGCTCTAAAGACTCAGGGTCAATCAGCCAATACTCGTATTTTTTCTTAGACATAGTCCTCTAATCCTTTTGTGAAGTCGTTTCATTTGCTTCGCCTTTGGCACCAGTTGCGGCGTTCATGGCGGCGTCTTCCTCAATTTTAATTTCGAGGTCTTCCATCATACGTTGCTCCACTGCAATCTGGCGGAAGACTTTACGCCAATCGGCTCCGTGCAGACGCGCTAGTTCTTTCTTGTACGTCGAAAGACGGCCTTTAATACGCAAAAGCGCCGCTTGCGTTTCTTTGAGTTCGTCGATTTGAGTGCGACCCGAGCCAAGCCATTCCGCGCGGGCGTAATACTGTAGGTTAGTGCCCTCGTAGATGCTCGGCATACGGCTCGTAACCGTCTCCAACGAACCGGAACTTATCATTTCTTCTAGCCAGAGTTGGTAAGCCTGATTGGCGAAACGGTCCACGACCATGGTTTTACGGGCTTGCATTGTGCGATCCGTCATCGCCATGCCCGCTTTGATAGACGAGTAGTTTGTGTTGCGCAAGTCGCGCGTAAGTTCTTCATACGTCGTGCCGAGAGACGCCGCCAAATACCGCAAAAGCGATCCTTCGAAATCCGTGCCGACGCCACCGGGCGTACCCGCGTTTTGCATATTCAATTTAGTGCCGGGGGGCAAATGGGGAATCTTCGCACCGTCAATCTGAAGGCGTTTAGACCCGCTGCTAAACCCAGCCATTGCTTTCATATACTGGCCCACGTAATTGACCAACTCGGTCGTCGGGTCCGTCGTCGAGCCGTTGCCCATCATGGCATAAATCTGTTCGCTCGGTAATTCGGATTCAATTGTGGCCGCATACGTCGCATTTATAACTGCATTTTGTAAGACGACATCGCGGTATCGCCGCGCAATTTTAGTCTCTTTGAGCGCCGTGACCAATTGTGAAATACCTCGCGTCTGGTCGATCCGCGTCGGTTCCGAAATGTAAATAACTTGTCGGCGGCCCCACGGTTTGCGCGCCGCGATCCGTTTGGAATCGTAAATACCTGTAAACAACGATTCATGGGGGTAGCCTTCGTGGATATGGAAAGCCGTAAACTCGCCGTTGTTCGCACGCTCGATTCCGCCTCGAATTTTACCCGACATTCGCATATAAAATTTTTCTTGCGGCGTAGCGAGGCGGTCTGGGTCAATCAGCATAATCGCCGTCTTCGCCGGTCGGCGATTAGAGCGTTTCCACTCGGCGGTGGCCAAAACCTCTTGGTGGGTCACGTACGTTATGACCGCCAATCGGCACATTCCGGTGAAAGTCAGTTTCGCTTGGGCATCAATAAAACATTCTTCGCTTTCGGCGTAAACTTCCCATTTGTCTTCGACCTCTTCGGCAAATTCTTCGGCCCATGCCTCGCTCTGGCCGAGGCGCAGATGAACTGGCTCCGACATAAGGCGCAAGCGTGAACCGACTACCGCGTCTCGGTGAAACTCACTGCCTGCGGCGACGTACGCGTCATTTCGCGACAAGTCGCGGGCGCGGCCCTCGGCAATGTACTTAGCGGGTAATACGACCATGTCGGCGGATTGACGAGGCGGCTGCCATTGGGTCAGCGTTCGGTCGAACAAATCTGCACCCTCGTACCCGCCCATAAGCGCTGAATCTTTAGACGGGTTAGCGACTCCAAGCAGGTCTGCGACGGCGTCGGTCTCTGGTTTTTTTAGCATAGCGCGATTCCCATTGGTCCAGCTTGCGAGGTTGGGTCCACTTTGAACTCCAGTTGCCGAATATACGAAGCTAGTTTGTCAATGTCGCCCGCCTTGTATTCCACGCGTTCGCCGTTCTGGTCCACGAAGACGCGAACGGTCTGGCCCGAAATCATTTCGAAGTATTTCGCACGAGCGAAGTCCAATTGTTGTTGAAGGGTCATAGTCTGGGCCATTACGCTAAATCCTCGCCGAGTTTACTAAAGTCAAAACTCTCTTTTTTGACGCCGCCCATCCGGTCTGGGTCCGTAACGGGGTTGAACACTAAATCGTTCGCGTCCCATTCCGTGGCCCAGCTTGGCGGATCGCCCCAAAAATCAGGTCTCTCCATCTTAATCGAGTCGTGTATGCAGGCCGCGAGGCAATAAGTCAACAGATCGAAACTCTCGTTCCGGTAGTTGTTAGGGTTGCCCCATTTGCCCTTATCGTCTCTGATCTCGACGCAAAGTTCCGCGTAGAAATTATGGTCGAGCCAAAGCGGGAAGTTGATACGCCCGCCGCGCGGCGTCGTACGGTCTAGGCGTTTATCAAGTTGATCCTTCAGACGGTCCGAATTTAGGATACCCAAAGGCACTTCGCCGCGAGCGCCCGCGTTACGGTCTTTACGACCTGAATCGGGCCAAGTAATGCGCAAACGCGGCGCTGATTCCGTCGGACGGCCCGCGACAAGTAGGAAGCGATTGTGCAAACCGGGGGGCATGTCTGGCATAAGGGTCTCGGGTATTTGGTCGTTTGCTTCTGGCGGAGATCGCAAGCGCTTATAGAAACTGTACGCGTTGGCGGTCACACCTGTTTGGCCACCTGAATCGCACAGGGTCATTTTGATCTGCATGTGCCGTCCAGAATTGTCGGCCAGCGGGTACGTCTTCAAAAGCACCCCTTCGATTAGCAAATTCCAGTCTTCGGGGTGCGCGCCCGGCTTGACCCACGAGAAACCTTTGCCACCTTCCGTTTCGGGTCGCTTAGAATAACGTATATCAAAACGATCTACAATTGTGATGTCGCCGCCTTCGCTTAGGCCATGAACTTGGGCAACAAAGCGGTGCTTCTGAATATCGACTGTGGCGACTAGAAAACGGACTGTCGGCGGGACAACTCTCTCGCCGAGGTCTGTGGCGCGAGTCTTTAAGTCTTCGGGCACGCGGAGACTCTCTAGGCTTTTCGGGATATACGGCAAGGCTTGCTGCGTGTTGACCGTAGTTTGCAGCGGCTTCTCGTTACCCGTGCGGGTGAACTCGTCCATGGCCGTCAAATACTCAAACACTAGGGTCTTCCACTCTAGGAACCGGGCCGCTGGGCCTTTAATCCAAAACGAAGCCATGTCTGATCGGCGGGCTTTGCCCACGACGGAGCCATCCTCTAGCCACTTCTGGCCTTCGATTATCCAACGGGCATAGTCGAGGTTCATGTCGTTCTTTTCACCGTGTTCGTATATCTGCCCGCAGTGCGGACAACCCATGTACGCGGCCTCTGCGGCTTCCATAAAATCGGTAGAGGCGGGATACTTTAGCAGACTAAAATCGGGTTCGAACGGCAGTTTGCAACTGACGCATTTCCAGAGCCAGCGGCGGCGGTCGCCACGGTTGTAGAGGCCGATAATACCTTGGCACGGCGGCGCTTCGTGCGGTCGATCCGCGTTCGGCTGCCAACGTGGATCGGTGACGGGAAATGACGGAGTCGACTCGGCCACGGCCATGCCGTTGCGGCGGTACGTGGTCGTACGTTTAGCCGCCAAATCGAACGGCGGGCCTTCGCCGCCGATGTCTTGCGGCATACGGTCGTAGTCTGTCAGAAACACAAAGGGGACGGACTTACCCGCGAGTTCTGTTGGCGCAGGCCATGACACGCGAAGCAGAACGCCGTTGCGATACATCTTACGAAACTGGGAATCGCTAGCGCTACCCGGTAAAAGCATCTGCCCGACGGCAGGGCTGTCTCTGTGCAGACGATCAATTTTCGAGATCGCGAAATCGCCCGCCGCTGTGCGAGTCATCTGGTATAGTGTGATGTCTTTGGGCTCCACTTTAACAGTGTATGTAAGCCCCGAACTAAACATTTGCGTGTTATGCGTGGGAACTAGGCCACGGCCCGCTAGATACATACTGTCAGGTGAATCAACCTGTATGCACTTCACGGGGCGGGACTCCACTGGCCGTATAGATGTGATTCGCAAACACTGTGTTTGGGAAATGCGAGGCGTAGTCGCGGTCTGTCCTCTGGAGATTTTTCGATCTAGTGCGAATACGTCGCGCGAACATTCGAAAGTCCACGATACTCGGTGACGGTCTTTCTTACGAACCCCGTTTAACGACGCTCTGTTTGTTTTTAGGCTAGGCCGATACCCAAGAGACTGCGCCAATCTAAAAACCTGTAGCGACAATTCGTGTTCGCAGCTTGAAAAGACGGCGCGGCGTCCCCGACAAGTGCCGTCTGAATCCATTAGGCCGCGCAAAAGTTCTCGCCGAGATTCGACATCGGCGTCGAGATATTGAGTAGGTATGCGCTTTTCGGCCCGTCTTAGGTTTTCGCGCAAACCAAGCGCCTGTAGCTGCCATAGGAAATGTTTAGTTTGACGTGTCTTTTGGACGTAAAAACGCGGGGCGCGTTGGCCTGTGTTCGCAATCTCTTTTAGAGACACGCCGCGTTTAGTCAATTGCCTCGTGGCATCGGCCACGTAATCCCGGCCAATTGTCAAATACCCGGACTGCCTGCACCCGTCGCCGAGCCAATACCCTAGGAGATATGGGTCCGCGTAAAGGGGTCGAGAATTGCGAGTCTGTAAAGGCCCGTGTGGCGGCAGAGTAAAAACCGACTGTTTCCGAGAGACCACGCCCCGGGCTAGTATTTCAGAAGTGGTCAGAGTTTCGAAGTCGGTTCGGTGTATGCTTCTCACAACCCAGAGATGGTCTGCGTCAGCCACAAGTTCCGAGCCATCGCTAAAGGCTACTCGGTAGCAAGATCGGCCATATTGGTATTCGGTAGCCGCAACCACTTTAGTCGTCTGGCCGTTAGGCGCAAACACGCAGTCCCCGACTCGGGCTTTCCCCATGGTCGTCCACCCGGAGATCGTCCGAAGAGGCGTATCTACGTCTAAGGCTTTCCCACACTGGACCGGGCCAACCAAAGACATCTGTGTAAACTCACGGCTGGCCATGAGATTCGTAGGCTCTACCATGTACGGCGTAAACCCGCCGTCAAAGGGGCCGACGTACGATCCGGGGTTGTTAATCCTCGTGTATTTTTCGGCAGCGCCAATAACTGTCAACTGCTCGGTCGGGCGCGACTCCTCGGCGACCTGAAGCATTAGTTGCTCCATAGTCAACTCATCCGTAAAGTTAATCGGGCTGAATTGCATCTAAGCGCCCCTCTAGGAAAGCGAGTTCGGATCGAGTCGCGTTATTCTCGGTGAAAACCCGGAGTTCCTTCATAATTTCCTCTTGCAGAGCCGTTATAAGTTGGGCGGCGGTCTGGCGTTGTTTATCTGACATCGCGTCGGACTCATCCATTGTATCCAGCCAGAGGGCCATTTGGTCGCGCACTATTTTGAATATGGTCGCGTACCCCTCTAGCACCGTGGGGGTCGGCCACAACTGCGCGGCCAGCGCCAGTGTCTTTAGACGCTTCTCTTCGCCGCGCCAGAAACCCTCGGTCATCTGGACAGGTAGGTTCTTGGGGTCCATGCCCTTGATATACTCTTCGACGCTGACAACGGGATCGACGAGGTGCGGCATGGCCGTTTTAATATCGTACTTGGCGGCGTTCTTAGCGCCCGACATCGGCGTGACGTGGGCTAGGCGGCGTTTAACTTGTGCGAGGTCCATGCGCAAGACCTTACTAATCTGTGTGGCAGACCAGCCTTTCATAGCGTGTTCCAGAGTCATAGGGTCGTAGCTTGGCGGGGAATCAAGCGTTGCGCGGGCGCGCTCCAGTCGTGCGGTCCGACGGCTTGTAACGTGTTCTACCTCTGGCTCGCCGCCGAGTAGATCGGCTAATTCGTCTGCCATTATCTTAATGCCTTTTTCATATCGTCCTGCATGACGCGGACCCGATCCGTTATGCTCGTCTGGTTCACACCTTTTTCGTACAGGGCTTCGAACTGCCTTTCGTCATACGTCCCCTTGGCCAATATAAAATACTGGTGAACGCGGTCGGCCTCTTGGCCTCGGCGGTGGATTCGTTTGTTGAATTGTAAAAACAGTTCTAGGCTCCAAGTTAGACCGTACCAGACCATTATGTTACTGCCAAACTGAAAATTCATTCCGTGCCCGGCGCTTGCCGGGTGAACCAACAGACCGGGTATCTTGCCGTCGTTCCAATCGCGCATGTCGTGATCGGTCTCGCCGAAGACCCGGAACTTGGGAAACCTCTCTAGGATTCTCTTTTTATCGAACTGGAAGCTGTACGCGATAAGCATAGGGCGGCCACCCGCGCCGTGGTGGATCGCCTCTAACTCTTCCAGCTTCCGATCATGGATATGGCAATCGTTGCCGTCAACGTCGTAGATAGAACCGTTCGAAAGCTGTAGCAGCTTGTTAGCCAGAACGCCGTTATTTACAGCCGCTACGTCGTATTCTTCTAGGCAAAATTCTTTGGATAGTTCGCGATACGTGGCCATAGCTTTTTCAGGTAGCGTGACCCATCGTTCGTGCTTCATAAGCGGCGGCAGTTTACCTGTCAGGTGGTCTTCCTCTTTCAAAGAGAACATGGCGTCTTTTATCAAGTCCATGATTTCCTCTTCGGCACCGTCCTTGGGTGTTATCTTTCGGTCATACTTACCTTCGTCGAACCATCGCGACATGAAAGATTTACGATCTGCGCCAAGGCGGTGCCCGCCGTCGATCAGATACATTTGACCCCAGAGATCGGCGAGGCCGGAAGCAGCGGGTGTCCCGGTCATTTCGATAACGCGCTTAAACTTGCCCGCCTCGCGGGCCTGCGCCAGTGACCCGAACTCATTAAGTTTACCGCCCGAAGTTGTAACAGTTCCGTTATTGTCAGTCCGTTTAGTTATGGCGGATCGTTTCTTGCCCGCTTTTAGCCGGGACGATTCGTCGTACACTAGCCCGTCGTACGGCCAATCTTTGCGCAGCTTTACCCACAACCATTTAAGGTTTTCTCGGTTGATAAAGTGTATCGGGGCTGGATCGGACAGGGCGGCGGTACGTTGGGCCGCGTTGCCGAGTATCGGGCGATACGTGTATTCCCGGGCGAAGTCCCATTTCCACATTTCGTCGGGCCATGTTTCCTCGGCCACGCGCAAAGGCGCTATAACAAGCCACTTTTTAATATGGCCGCGTTTGAGCAATTCTATCATGCCGTGGAGAACCGCGCCCGTTTTTCCGAGGCCCATTTCGGCGGCAAGAATCGCCGCCTTCCTGCGCAATGTCAGGTCGGCCATCCAAATTTGATGCAGGTCAAAATCTTTTTCTGTAAGAATACGCTTGGGCGGACCCTCTATGAGATCGCGCACTTCGGCGTCTGGGTACCAGATACGAGCCATGGTCTATTCCTCGTAATGTAATCCAAGGATTTCGCACGCTTTAGCCACGTTGTCTACGCAATGGTAATTCGCGCCTCGTTCTTTCAGGGCTTGGCCTTCGCGTTTCTGGATTCCCGTACGGACGCCCCCGGGGCGTTTGAACTCTATGAACACCACGCCGATAGCGTTGCCAACAAACATGCGGTCGGGTGCGCCTCGGCGGCCCGGATACTGCAACTTGCGCACTAGCATATTCGCCTTTTCGGCTAGGCCGACTACGGTGTTTTCGATTTGTACTTCTCGGTTCTTGGCCATGGGAATCCTTTTTAATCCTTGGAAAAGTGTGTAGTGGCAAAACCCCCGGTAGACAAGGGAATATCTAGTGCCCAGCTTGGGCGTTCTTGCATACATGCTTCTAGTATTGCTAATTTGTCATCGGCGTCCAATAAATCGCAAAGCGCCGTTATCTGGTCATGGCAGTGCATAAAAACGTCAAGCCCGTTCTGCATAGCGGCGGTTATGCCGTGCTGGAGAATATCGCGAGCAATGGCTTGGCAGATGTTCTCGGTGAACTTACCACCGTGCGTGGTTTGTAGGCACCACTTAGACTCTTTCAGGCCATAATACGCCACGTTGTCGATCATGTCGCTTTGCTTTTTACCCCATGGGGGCATAACCTTGCGAATGTGGGCTTTATAATAGTGTAGATGGCGGCCACTGGGTAGTCGGATTCGTAAGAACGGGCCGGATATGTCAAACGACACTGGGCCTACGTCCACGCGGCGACCTGTGCGAAGCGTCTCCATGGCTGCGCGTTCTAGGGCGTACCAGAACGCTACGGCGTCGCGATAGGTGGCGCGCCAGACATCGACTGACTGTTTGGCCTCTTCGTCAGACAAATTGATATACATGGCCTTGGCATAGCCGATCAAACCCGTAGCCTCTTCCTCGCCCGTTCGCTCGTCGATATAGCGGTGCCCCGCCCCGAGGCGATAGCCACAGCCGAGAACCGCTGGCTTACAGACCGTGCGTTTCTTTTTGATTTTTAAGACTTTGAACTCGTGGAACAGTGTTTCGTAATCCGCGTCGTACATGTATTGCGCAAACGAGATATACGGATCGTTGCCGCTGCGGAAAACCTCTAAGATTTTTTCATCGCCCGATACCCAGCCGAGGACCACATTTTCGATAGCCGAAAGATCGGCGTCAATAAGGATTTTCCCGGGCGGGGCTTGGATCGTCCCGCGTACACACTCCGAAAGAACGCCCATGGCGTCGCCGTGCATAAGTTCCAGTTGGTCGCGTGTACCGTGTTCGACAAGGTTGGCCATAAACGGCATTTGCTCGGCGATCTCGTCTCGTGGTTTCTTCAGGTTTTGGGGCTGGATCAAACGCCCCGACCAACGCAATGTCCGCTGCGCGCCGCCAAACTGTAGCGCGCCCTTGATGGTGCCGTCCGCTGACATACAGTCACGAAAACGGCGGAATTTTGTTGCAGAGGTTTTGGACAATTCGCTCCGGAGTTTAAGGGCTTCTAGGACGTGAGGAGTCGTTGGCCGCAGCCTGTCTTCGCGCAAAGTGTTCGCGATAGCGGCCTTAGTGAGATTATCGAAAACGTATTCGCCCGTCTCTTTGAGCCAACCTAAAATCTGGTTACGACTATTGGGATTTTCGAGTCCTGTTATGTCGCCCAGTTTGGCTAGGTTTTCCGTCTGGTACTCGTCGTACATATCGCACGCTGAAACGGCCATTTCGTAATTAACGGGTATGCCACGCTGATTGATAGCGAGGTCCATCTGCCAGTTGCGCCACTCGGATAAGGGCATCGGGTACTGGAATAGCCGATACGCGATGTCGCGCATTGAGGAGACATCTTGGCCGTTATAGTCTCGGAACTTTAGCCAATCTTCACGGGCGTCCCACGGCATGATTCGTATGCGATCTGGCATACGCTTCGTGGGTTTGGCAGGGATAGAGAACTTGCGGATAAGGCGCTTGCCGTTTTTGTCTTTTTGCTGGTCTTCGGGCAGGCCGACCAGTTTGCCGACTTTCCCTAGCTGGCCGGGGAATGACAGGTAGTAGGCCGCGATCATAAGGTCAATTATCTGGTCGTGGGGTATCGTAACGTCAAGCACGTTCAGAGACATTAGATACTCAAACGGCGCGTTCCATGCGATCTTTAAGATCGTAGGATCGACTAGCGCGTCTAGGAACTCTTGGGGCGGTCCACTGTCCACATCGAAATCGCCTAACTCGGCGGCGTAGATGTCCCAAAGGCTTACGTCGTCGTTATCAAAAGACCACGCCCCGAGAAAAACTTCAGTGGATGGGTGTTCTGAATATACTGCCGCGCCGTGAGCCTTCAAGTCGCAATGGCTAAACGACTCGTAGTCCCACCATAGGACGCGCTCGACTCCGAACATGTCTTTTATGCGTTTCAACATTTTTGTATCAAAAGGGCTGGGCATCGGCTCGTTATTAAAAAGGTCGGAAAAGAGACGGGGCGCGCAAAGCGGCCCCGTCCAAGTTAGCTATTCCGTTGAAGGACTAAAACGGAATGTCGTCGTCGGCATCCATGTCGCCGAAACCCGAAACGGTCTCGTCGTCGAGGGAGCCGAACATGCTTTCCGCGTCAACGCGGCCTTTGCCAAACGCTTCGCCGTGGGCGACGAATTGGACCGCATATAGGTTCGCGTTGATACGCTTGCCGTATTTGTTGTCCTGCGCCCAGAGATTGACGAGAACGCGAGCGTTCGCGCCGGAATAGATTTTACCGTCGGCTTCGACCAAACGAGTCTTGCCATCGCGATCCAACACCTGCGGTGCGTTTTCTTCGGACGCCGAAAGGACCCAGCAGCCGTCAGTCTCTTCACCTTCCATCTGGTCGCCGTCTTTGACGCACAGTTTGTCTGCTTGGAGTTTAGGGATTTTTTCGCCCCACTTTTCTGTTTTAGCGACTTTTGACGCAGCTTGTAGCGCCGCGAAATCTTTCTTACCCTGCTCCGTATCTTTCGGAATCAAGACCAGTGTTTTGTATCGGGCTTTGACGCCTTCAGCAAATGCGCGGGGTTTGTGAATGTCCGCGTAGGACAATCGGCCTTGCACAACTACGTTAGTAGCAGGCACTTCGGTTTTTTCAGTATCACTCATGGTCGTTTCTTTCTTGTATCAACGTATCGAATATATCGAGTGTGGTGGGTAGCGCCAGTTTTGGATGGGCTGAATCCACTATGGCTGGTTTTCCGAGGGTTCTCTCTTCGAGAAAATCCGCGAATAGCAGTTCATAGACATCGCCGCCCAGTATCTTTTCTAACTGGGTGGGAGATTTCATTTCGCTTGTGAACGCCTCGTCTCCGAGTAGCGCGCGGGCGCG